TTTTACTTTGAACCTTGTGACTTGGTGATTATCACAAGCTTCAATCCACCTCGAGGTGATGTGTACACAAGTCATTGCGAACTGTGCGTCGTTAGTCCCGGCACAGGGCTGCACAATCGCTATCGCATCAGCGAAATTCTCAGGCAGTTTCTTCCATTTCTTCGGTTTGTCTACGGCATCAATTGGCAGCAAAATATCCTGTTCCATATTGATTCCCGCCTGCTTCTGCTTAGCCTTGATAAGCAAAGTCGTACCATTATTATTTTCACCGGCGGAGATTTCCAATTCATCCTCCTTCATCTTGCGGAGAATGGAAACAAACGGCATTGCTGGGACGGCACCTTCAATCTCCAGCAGCGACTTCTGCGAGCAGGCGATCTCATCGTTATACGTATTGACTATCTTGTCCTTAAAGATGAAACAGGATGATTGCTCTATGATTTCTCTTGTTGACAATCCAGGCAAAACTGATTCCAATTGCTTTAAGAACTCTTCACGATTTATCCACATCTTTTCCCCTTTCTAATCTTACTTATCATATCTCTAATTATCTTATCATTACTTTCCTCTTTTCGGCAATTCTCTTCTCATGCTTCTTCGCTACCACAGATTCCGCCACATTCTTCACCGCATCTTTTTCCTCATTCTTCGCAGCCCGTGCTTTCTTTTCGGCAGTCCGTTCTCTCCCACGCTCCAGGGCATCTCTGATTTCCCGCTCCTGCTGCCTGTCCCTCTCAGCATTTTCGACATCAATCACAGTAACTTTGAGACCGTTTTTCTGAGCTCGCAGAATTTCGTTGACTTTTTTCTGGTTCTTCTCATCAAGCTCGGTTCCCTCGATAAGCATGTTCAAATTACCAAGCTTCTTCTGCAATCGAGTCACATCCCATTTGTCAGCAGTCTTGAAGCCCAAAGCCTCAAAAATCTTGATGGCCCTGATCTTTGTTATTGTTCCCAGATTTTCTTCTTTTTTCTTACTCATCATCTATCCTCTCTATTTCGATTGGAAATTCGTTTTCTGTTTTCCATCAGTTCGTGATATGCTTCCACAATTTCATCCTTGCGATTTTTCCACATGGTATTCGCAACAACTATAAAAATCTGATCCAAGCTCCTGCAGTTCGAGATCATATCCTCGACGAATTCTTGTGGCGTCCGATCTTGAAACGGACATGACGTTGTTTTGATCATTTACCACCTCCATTTTCCTGTTTCGTTCTCCCTTTCATCTTATTATATTATCACAAAAAACCATTGTAAAGTAGCAAAAATTCTTCCCATTTTATAAAAATTCTTAATCTAAATCTGTATCATTCAACACAGCAGTTAAAATACGACTATCGGGAGGTAATAAACTTCGAGGATTATCCAATAGCAAATCATACAAATTTTGACAGTGTTTTTTTGCCCACTCAAAAATTGATTCTGGATTCATTGCATGATAACGTGCCAACATAGTTGATGCACTCGCAATTAACGATTCACCTTCGGCGCAGGCCCAACCATCTTTAGGTCTCATTGCTTGTTTATAAGTCAACTCGTTTCTCCTTTAATTTACTTCATCCTTATCATATTATCGTGAAAAACACAACCAAAACGCAAAAGATTTTCAAAAGCAACTGCAAATAGCAGGATTTGCAAGTGCGAGACACCCTGCGACATGCACACACCGGCTCGAATGGAATTCGTCGTCTCGGAGCGAAATCCAGTTCAGACGCATAATTCCACGCTTTTTTTCATGCTCAGTCTGATTTATGCCAATCATTCCGGTCACTGAATCAATCTTTCTCCTGTCATCCGTAAAATTCGCCATCTTCAAAATATTCCTGTCATAAGACGACGCATCTGACTGGGTAGCTGTCACCAATAAGCAATGTCTCCGTTGACTCAGTGCACGCAAACGCTTCCATGTTTCGTTTATGCGATCACGACCTTCTATGCTAGCATATTCCATTTTGAGAATATCTGCATAATCAATGACTATCACATCTGGAATCCAAGAACTCCTCTCCCAATCTTGCAGAATGCTTTCAATCCCATCGACGCTGAGCGTTGAATTAAAGTGACACGACAACTTCAGATATGTCTCCTTACTCCTGATTTTCTTATGCATTACCTCTGCACACGCCTTTGCAGCCTTTCTCCAACTTAAACTTTTAGTGAATTCCTTTAGCTCAAATTCTCGTTCTACTTTCCTTTTCTTTTCATTGTACCAAACCCTTGTCGGATAATACACATCACAAGCATAGCGGGGTTGCTTAGATGCACGAATCATCAGACGCCTCATTGTTTGACTTTCACCCATGTCACCAACTTCAAACATCGCAACTTTCCTCCGCTGCAACATGGCTTCGTACGCAATGGCCATCAGCCAGAAAGACTTGCCAACACCCTTTTTGCCCATAAAAGAAATAAAACCCTCACGCTCAAGAGAATTCCTGAAAAACTTTCCAAGAGCACCCTGAAATTCAATCAGTGTTTCTTTCCTATCAGTTTCAAACGCTTTCCGAATTACATCCACATTTTGCAGGACGTCGATGCCCTCGCCAGCACCCATCTCGATTCTGCTGTAACCAACCAATCTATCATGTGCTCTGTCGGAATTTCCATCAGATATATCGGATTCGACTTGCTCAATCAAATTCTCAATCCTAACCTGATTAAAATACTGAGATGCGATGTCGATCATGTAATCACTATTACTCTCGGACTTCAAATCTTCGTATTCGTCACTCAATGACGATAGGAAACTGCTTACAAGATTCACACTGCTCTTGTCTTGGGTCCTCGACGACCATCCCTCAAATAGACTCTCGATGTGCTTCATGGGGGCTTTATTATATCGCTGATAATAATTCAAACACCATCGAGCGATTATGTTCGCCCATTTGGACTTGAAAGACCGAGGCTGCCACTTTGAGTTGATTCTCGCCAACACAACGGAATCGACAATCATGGCAATTAAAATTCTGCGTTCGTCACTATTATCTTTCTTATCTATTCGCATAAATTCTCAAAAATAATCAGTAAATTTTTTCAGCAATTCATCATAAAGCCAGTCTGCAGTACCTCCCATTTTAATTTGCCTTTGGACTATATCCGAGCCTGAAACGCAAAAATCATACTTTTTATTCTTCGATCGATATAATCTTAATCTGGCCCCAAAACCATTTGCCTGCTTAATCAATTGACGCAGCATATGTTCATCTGTCAGCTTTATTGTTTTAGTTTTTTTCATATCAATCCAAATGACTCTTTCGTCTTCCTGTTCAATTTCTTTTTTGATTTTTCAAACAAACTTGGCCTCATGCTCGCTATCAATTACATCCTTTGAAATAATGTTGGTTGAGATAAATACTTCTTAGATTGAAAACCCCGTTACCTTATCGGGAACCTCATCACCCCAAACATCCCAACCTTGTATGTGATCTCTCGCAAATAATTCTATCCGTGGCAAGTCGCCCATCAATTCTACAATTCTTTTTCTAACCTCATCAGGTTTTTTAGAATGGGCACTCCTCTGGCTTTCAACCAAAGCCCTGACTTTATGACTTTTTATCAATTTGTGGATAGATCTGCCTCTGGTAGCTAACAAGCACAACTCGACACCACTTTTCATTGTGTAAGCACCCATAAAACAAACAGAAGCTCCTCTTCTTGTTTTCTTAGCCCAAACGAACCCAATTGTTTTATACGTAAAACCCCAAGCATTTATTATCTCAATGCATCTTTCTAAATGATAATCAGTCGTCCAAATGAACAAAATACAATTAGCATCAGCAAGTTTGGAAATAGGTAGATTTTTTATGGCATTTGAACTCATTACTTTGTATGGAGGTCTTCTCATACCTCGTATGGTGGTACAATTAGAGTTTGCATTGCTATCATTATAATAACTCCAAGGCGGATCTGCATATATTATTTGGTATTTTTTATTGGGAAGTTTCTTATTCTTCATAATCAATTACATCCTTACCTCTTTTGACGCCTTCCTTATCTGTCCAAATTTTAGCCTTAATTTCTAAATTATCAATATCATCATCGGCAAGAATATCATTAAAATATTCTTGCCTATATATATTATATATATCTTTAACCCTGCTTAAATGGTTTAGAGCGGTTTTAATCCTACTTAAAGTGATACTTTTGAATTCCTTGTCAACATTGTGTAGAAAGATAATACGTATATATCTTTTCCTAAGATATTCACACTTGATTAACTTTTTATTTTCATACAATGATTTTATTAGTAAACTTATGGACGTCTTGCTGATATTAAGTAAATTGCCGAGTTGTTCATTTTTTGCAGTGCAATATCCATACCTGCTACATATCGTATGTATTACGGTAAATAGCAGCTTGCCGTTCGGTGTCAAATCTTTGCGAATCAACACCCCTCTCGGTATTAGGTAATGCTCATATTCTGATTTGTTTTGTTCAGATTTCATCGTCAACTTTCATCGTATTAGAATATCATATTTGTATATATTATCACTTAAAATAAACGTATCTCGTGAAAAATTCCCAAAATAACGTTTCAGACAGGCTCCTAACATCACTTTTAAGGGGCCTGACATGTGTTCTAATCGATTTTCCCACACTAATACATAGTTTAATACTGATTTTAAATTTTAAGGGCTTAGAACTCAAATTTTAGAGTTTTGAATGTAGATAGACCAACAGAAATCCCAAAGACGCCCCAATAACAAACCCGATTGTATATATTATCATAACCCCAGTTGGAATGTTCATCCCAAAATCTCCTTTCTCAATCGTTCTATGTTTTTTTCGTTTTCATCTGATGCGTCCTTCGCATCCAAACTCACATTGTAAGTATCACCAGAAAAGACTGACAGATCATTGACCAGCTTTCTCGCACGTCTCTGTGCCTCATGTTCGTTGTCAAAACAGATCGCCCTCGTTGGATACTTCGCGATTCGTTCGAGCTGTCCGTTTGAGTACCCAGAACCAAATGTAGCAACTGCCCCCTGACCGATTCTCCAAGCATCGAACACGCCTTCGACCACAATGACCGCGTATCGTGCGAAGTCCTCTCCGTAAAGGAGTTCCTTATGAGGCATTGCTTCTTCATTTTCACCTGCACTAATATATCTTGTAATTTTAGGGTTCTTTGAGATTGAGCGTGTCGTCCAGCTGACGATCTCCCCGTGGTAGTGGATCGGAATCCATATCCGCCAAGGGAGCCTGCTCGAAACTGTTATGCCCCATATTTTCCAGATGTACTCAATTTCCTTCCAATCAAATCCTCTGTCACGCAGATAGCATTTGTGCGCTTGATGAAGTTTTTGTATGCCTGTTGGCATGACGAGCCTGCCGAGGGGTTTCTGCTTTTCTTCAATATGCTCATGGTCAAGTGACCTCAGCAGCTTTTTGGCTTGATTGTAGGACAGTCCTGTGATTTCCATTAGGGTGTCTATGAGCCTGTGACTTCCACAACGCCAACAGTTGACGTAGTTCCCCGCTATCGAATAGCCCATGTGCCATTTATGGGAGTCCCTACCGCAGTAGGGGCAGTCAATCTGTATCCAGCCCTCGCGTGCGTGGTGATGCCCAGCGGGTGCAATTGGGATATTGTATTCAGATAATATGTCTTTGAATTTCATAAATTGTTTCCAGCTTTCCAGGAGGGTGAATACGCATCTGGATCGTTTTCAATGCTATCTAATCCTGAATCGGGACTGCTTACTATGTGAAGATTTTGGATCTCGATTATTTCGTGTTTTAGCTCTCTATGGCAACACAGACACTTATCTGCCAAGACCTCATTGCAAATACTACAAACAGTATTGGATAGGAAAAAATCTCCGCAGGACGAACATATATGTTGCTCATATTCTTCACTCATATCACGTACCTTTTAACAAAAGCTTCTTCTGTAACTCATCAAATATACTCAGCCGGTTCTTCTTTCTGCTCCCGTCAAGAGTCTCTGAAACCACATCCTGCTTCGACTGCAGTATCTCACAGAGGTGATGCTCGATAGTGTTCTCTGCTACGAGATAATATATAAGCAAAGAACTGTTATCATCAGGGTCAAATATCCTGTCTTCGCACTGTGTAAGATCGCCTGGAGTCCAATCAAATTCGATTGCGACTGCTGCTTTTGCCTTCGATAGTTCAATAACTGTACCAGCAGCCTTTGTTTGTCCAATACACAAACGATATTTTTTATTTGTCTGAAAGAGCTTTACAGCAAGGTGGCGTTTCTTGCCTCTGACAGTCCCGTCGATTACAACGCATTGACCCTCGTACCTACTGTGGAGTTGTCGAATAATCTCCTTGTGTATGGCGAAAATGACGAGCTTGCCGTGCTCCCTCTTCAGCCAGTCATCTATCCATTTTAGGGCATTCTCCATTTTTAGTGATACCGCCAGACGCTTTAGATATCCCATCTGTACGAGACGTTCGGCTTTCTTTGCCCGGTTCGCACGTGTCACTGAGCGTTTGCCAAGCCATCTTATGAAAGAATGTTCGGCCTCGGAGTATTCATTCCTGTTCGATATTTTTATTGGTACAATTCGTCTGTCTTTCGGCAGATCCCCCATCGCGTCCTTCCGCAACATCCTAATCATACACCAGGCGTTCAGATTCTCGTGCAACTCGTCAAGATGCTCTGCTCCCTTGAACTCCCAGCCCCACGGTTTGTGCTCAGGCTTGCAATAACGGAAAGCATATTTCATAAATGATGGGAACCTATCGGGTCTGAGCAGATTCAGAATGTTAAAAAGCTCGATAGGTCTGCTCTTGAGCGGAGTCCCCCCTAACGCGAGTAAATAAGGCAGTCCCTTCGCGAGTTTTTTGGTTGCTTTATAGCACTGCGTTTTGCGTTCCTTGATGTAGTGGACCTCATCGAGGATTGTAGTCTTTACGCCTGCCTGCTGGAGAAATTTAACCCAGTATTGCAAAATCTCCCAGTTGAGTATATACAGTTTGTTCTTGTCTGTGTGTATGAAATTCCTCTGTGGGGGTGATGTCCCGTTCAATACAACGCTTCTTATCCCGAAATATCTTTCTGCCTTTTCCTTCCAGTGCAGCTTTCCGATCTCGGGGCAGACTATGATGGCAGGGTATGCCTCGGAATTCCTTTTCAGCCATTGCAGAGCTATGAAGGTCTTGCCCATCCGCATCTCGTAGGCAAGCAGGGCACGCCCGCGAAAATGTTCAATTTTCCTAACAGCCTTCTCTTGGTAGTCTCTTTTTTCTGGTTTAGTCATCATATTCTATCTGAATATGCAATGCTTGAAGTATTTGTCTTTCTTGGCTTGCTTTAATTTTTACCTCATACAAGTTTGTTCCATACAAGTCTGCCTCGCACAAGTTTGCCTTACGCAAGTCTGCCTCATACAAGTATGCCTAATCTGGAGTTTCATTTCTTATCCTTTCTAATAGTTAGTTATGTTCTCGATTTCCTCAATAATTAACACTTATATTATGAAACCCTCTTTATCAAATTTAGTTATTGCGTTCCATAATGAAACATTCTCTATTCCCCCTTCAGACTTTAGTAGTTCTAATCGCAAACCGCCTTTTCTTTGCTGATGCCAGGGACTCCATTTAATATATGAGATTCTCTTTATGAAATCCCCTTCTATCAAATATCTATAAAAGAGGTTGAATAATCTCCCATCAGGACTGTCTATGCAATGTGATTTACGAAATTCTGCCGATAGTTCCGTGACATCAAAATCCTTTTGAACTACATAGACTCCTTGAAAACGATTTATATCGTGAGCACCAGAATCGTCTTCAAAAATAACAATCGTTTCAGATTTTTTAAGTTCCATATTTTGCCCTTTCTAATAACTGGTAATTTGTTTGATCTCTTTGAATGCCTTTTTGATTCTTTTAGTACGCCAGCCCATCTGCCGAAGCCTATTTTTCAGCCGCCTTCTCATGCAGGCCGGTGCCTGGTCTATTCTCTTGCCATCATTTAGCATGTCTACCATAATCTCCTGTGGCGTTTCGAGGAACAGCTGAAGCACGACATGTGCGTCCTGCTTCATCTCGTCGAGCATCTCCATTACAGAGAAATCCTTGTGGTGTGCAGGGTATGTATCAATGATATATTTATTGATTTGAACGTGCGCTTGTTTGCATTCATCTTTTATGTAGGTAAGCAATCTTTTTCTGATTATGAACATAAGCCAGGTCGTTAGTTTGGATTTGCTTGGGTTGTAAGTATCAACTGCCTCAATGAAGATCAAGTTGGCCTGAGCCATTAAATCCTCAACATCGCCACCGTAGACTTTCCAGAAGTCCCAAACAGTCTTAGTGATTAGCCCCTGCATGTCCTCGTAGGTCTCTGCGAGTATTTCACTATGAAGATCGATGGTTGTTTTTTTCATTTTCATCTTCCTATTTCAATATAGTTATAATTGCTGCCCATCCTTGGACATAGGAGATCAAGCAGACTTAACTATCTCAATAATCATCCAACCGGCCAGCATAACTGCAAACCCTAACTCAAACCAGTTTAGCTTTAACATTTTGTTACCTCACTTTCTTAATCTCTCAGCTGCCTTCTTAGCACGCTCATAGGAACCTTCCATTCCTGTAGGAGCTTGCAATGCAGCACTAATTCGATCCCATGCTTCTTTACTCAGTTGTTTTGGTTTCGCTTTCATAAAATCTTGCCCGGAGTTGAACCGGGCTTTGACTACCGAGTAAGGCTAATCAGAAAAAAGATAAAGTTCATCAAGTGTCCATCCTGCCGAGTTTGTTGCTCTTTCATACCTTCGTTTGTTTTCTGATTCAATATCCGAACAACTAAGAACTATATCCTTGTCCAAATCCTTTTCTGTAGCTTCCTCAATCAACTTTTTCAACTCTCTGACTTTCATTATTTTCTCCTTTCATATCAATACAATAAACGCTGCAAGTGTGCTACACGCTACCCATTGGGTTGTTCGTTTTTAGCAATAGCCTGTTTTACTGTATTCCAATACTTATCCCAGTTAATTACCTTAGAAGCAAAATGTCCGGCTCCTTTGCCCACACTTTTATCCGTTTCATATAAAGACAATCCTAATTTACACACTTTTAACAAATCATCTTTCATTTTAACTCCTTTCGTTCCTGAGAACTACTTGTCTGTACTTTCACATCAACACAATAAATGCTGCGAATGTGCTGCATGCTACCCAACGTATTGTTTTGAGTAGTTTCATATATTATCTTAGAAATCTCTGCACATCAGCTGGGGCATTCTTGATTGTTTGCTGCTGATGCTGAATCTGGAGCTGCCATATACGTGCCCCCAAGATCAATCCGAAAAACAGAATCAACAAAACTACGATAGTGATGATTGAAATTTTCATCTTTCCACCTCTCTTTCTACACAAAGTATAATATATCACTCCATCTTTTCAAAATATAAATTTGACTTTTCAAGATTTTTTATCAGAATCCCTATTTTCAGCCCATAAAACGGGATTTTATGAAATCCTACCATATTTTGCAAAAAGAAAAAAGAGCGGCCAGCCTAACTGAATACCGCCCTCGAAGAGAGAAGGAGCCTTCTCTGCTTTATGTCTTACCGTTCTTCTCCAATTCAACGATTTTCTTCTTATCGCCAGGCTTCGAGATCAACACTGCCCCTAAAGTACCTCCTAATAGAGTAGGTAGCAACAAGCCGATTGGGCCCTCCGGTGTGAAAACCATTTTCTTAATCTCCTCCGACATGGCTATATTGAGATCAATATTGCTCTTTAGATAGGCATATTTGAGCTGGCCGACGCTATGTACGAAATCCATCTTGGTTGCCACATACTTCGCATCAAGCAGTGTGGTATATGGCATGAAGAGCGGGACATCCGCGTCCGCATATTCTGCTGCTACCGGCTCCACATAAGCGGGGATTATTGCATCTTGAAATGCTGAACAACCCACAAGCACGAATAGACACAAGCCAGGCAATGTCACAAGTATTTTCTGAACTTTTGACATTTCGCTTTTCCTTTCTCTCAATTTATTTGGACTACTTTAATCGCGACAAATACGTAAGTCGAGACCGAACCAAGCAGACCACTCAGGATCGCGATTATGGCCGTGCACCACACGGGTGGTCTGTTCTTTATGTGGTTTATCTCAACCCACTGCTTATCGGTGTCGTCTTTGACATCAGCAACTTTCTGTACCAGTCCACTATGATGCTTGCATGTTTCATTATTCATTTGTGATTCCTCCCTTTCTATGAGGGTTCTAATGTCCCAAATACCAGGTAGGTATTTCCGGCATTCCCGTTGGCAGCAGTGACGTCCACCTGGATCACTGTTGCGGCAGCGTAGGATTTCTGCTTGACAGGGGGATCCGCCTGTATCGGCTGGACCTTGACCACGTCGTACTGCGCGTCCAGATTATTGAGCTGC